GTTTGACCGAAATTATTGGATATGGTCAGAACCCCTTCCGGATAGGGACTATTTAGCCGTAGCTGATGTGGCACGAGGAGACGGCTCAGACTATAGTGTCTGTCAGATTATCGACCTGCAAACTATGGAGCAGGTAGCAGAATATCAGGGAAAAATAACCCCAGATAGGTTTGCCCCGTTACTTTATTCAATGGCTGGGGAGTATAACAATGCCCTGCTAGTGATTGAAAATAATTCGTTTGGTATCGGAGTCCTTAGTAGGTTAGAGGAACTCGATTATAAAAACATATATTATAGTGTTCGTTCCACTCACGAATATGTAGACCAGGCCACCGCCGAAGCTATGGGAGGAGTGGCTGGGTTTACCATGTCTATGAAGACCCGACCCTTAGTCATTGCAAAGTTTGAAGAATTCGTTAGGAATAAACTAATTACTATTAATTCTAAGAGGTTGGCCAACGAGATTAAGACTTTTATCTGGTATAACGGTCGCCCACAAGGAATGAGGGGGTATAATGACGACCTTGTTATAGCTACTGCCATTGGCTGTTGGGTGCGGGATATAGCACTGACAGTAAATAAGCGAGAAACTACCTATAAGAAGGCAATAATTAATAGTATGATGGTAACGAACAGTACACTTAATACAAATATCGAAGGAATGCAGGGCTACAAACCCCCCAAAGGACCACAAACAACGTTCAAGGGAAAAGATGGGCGAATGCACGACCTTTCTTGGATAATCAAGGGATAATCAATGGCAGACAATAATAACATTAACAGCAATAACAAGAATCCCCGCAACGCTCAATCTACTTTGTTCCGCAGGTTGACACGCCTGTTTAGTGGACCTTTGGTTAATTATAATCAACCCAATATAACCCGAACAACGCCTCGTACTGTTAAGAAATATACTTTTAAAACAGCCACGGGTAAAGAATTTAAGAAGAAAGAATATTACAATCCTTTCTCGGCGGTACAAAACAAAACCCTCATGAATCGGGACAAGCAATATCGCTATACTGATTTTGACCAGATGGAATATACCCCAGAGCTTGCTTCGGCGCTTGATGTTTATGCCGACGAAATAAGTACCTCGTCTGAATTAACTCCTCTTGTACATATTGACTGTCATAACCGTGAAATTAAAGAAATCCTGCACACGCTGCTTTATAGTGTGCTCAATGTCGAGTCCAATTTGTTTGCGTGGTCTCGCAGCATGTGCAAATATGGCGACTACTATCTTTATCTGGACATTGACGACAAGATGGGAATCACAAACGTTATTCCATTGCCCGTGCGAGAAATTGAAAGGCTAGAAGGAAAAGATGAGACTAACCCCAACTATATTCAATATTATTGGGTAGGAGCCAACGACCCTGGGGTGACATTCGAAAACTGGCAAATTGCCCACTTTAGGGTCTTGGGAAATGATAAGTACGTTCCTTACGGAACCTCCGTGCTAGAGTCAGCCCGCCGCATCTGGCGACAATTAATTCTTCTTGAAGATGCTATGATGGCCTATCGCATTGTGAGGTCTCCTGAACGACGAGTTTTTTACATTGATGTGGGGAATATTCCGGCAGAAGATGTAGAACAGTATATTCAACAGGTCCAGACTCAAATGAAGCGGAACCAAGTTGTCGATGATGACACGGGGCGAGTCGATTTGCGCTACAACGCAATGAGTGTGGATGAAGATTACTATATCCCAGTTAGAGCCGGTAATAATTCTCGTATTGAAACTTTAGCCGGTGGACAATTCACTGGGGACATTGACGACGTTAATTATTTGAGAGACAAACTCTTTTCCGCTATTAAAATCCCTAAAGCATACCTTGCTCAGACGGATTCTATGGAAGACCAGACGACCTTAGCTCAAAAAGATATCCGCTTTGCTCGCACTATTCAAAGATTACAGAGGGTGGTTCTGGCGGAGCTACAAAAAATGTGTGTTATTCATCTCTATACGTTGGGTTATAGAAATGATGACCTTATCTCCTTTAATCTTTCGCTTAACAATCCTAGCAAAATCGCAGAACTTCAAGAGTTAGAACATTTACGCACGAAATTTGACATTGCAGGCTCTGCCACCGAAGGGTTGTTCTCTAGGCGATGGATTTATAAGAATGTGTTTAAGATTGACGACGATGAGGTTCTTAGAATTCAAGCAGACCAGTTCTCAGATGCTAAACACACCTCTACTTTAGAGACTGCGGGTACCGCCGTTGCAGAAGCAACTGGTGCTGGTGGTGCTGACGCCGGGCTTGATGATTTGGGCGGCGATGATGCGCTAGGTGACCTCGGAGACGACACTGCCGCTGACGAGCCCGCAGATGAGGGACCCCTTCTCGCCGAACCACCCCCAGCGATGCGAGACGACTATAAGCCAGTTGCTGATGATAAGCGTACCGGACTTGGACCACGCAGCCGTAGCTTGAAGGCGGCTGGCGGCGGAAAGGTGGCCGTGCCATCTCGCCAAAAAGAAACCAAAAAAAGCAGACTATTTAAAGGTGTGCCGGACGGTCTTGGGCCACTAGCCAGAGGAGTGAGTTCCTTGAATGCTGGTCTCAAGAGCGACGCTGAGATTATAGCCGAAACAAGTAAGGACATCAAAACTCTCATCGAAGGACTGAACAAACAAGGGGAGAACGACAACAAAGATGAAAACGAAGCATAATAAAAAAAGAAATACTGCGTTTCTTTACGAAGTTCTTTCCAGGGAATTGACCAAGTCTATTGTCAGGCAGGAGAATAAAAGTAAACAAAACCTTTTGAACTTAATTAAAGAATTTTTCAACAATGGTAGTGTGCTAGCCGAAGAGCTTAACCTCTACCAGACCTTGTCCGAGAAGTCTAACTTTGATTCTTATACTGCCGAAAAGATGATTCATCGATGCAAAGAAAAATATGCTCAATTAGATAAAAAGCAGATTTTTGAAAAACAATCTCAACTTATTTCTCGAATTAATAAAACTGTGGGCGCAAATGTGTTTTCGACCTTTATCCCTCAGTACAAATATTTTGCCACGATAGCTCAGATTTTTAACGAGAAGACCCCCGTCAAGCACAAGGTACTGATGGAACAACAGGTGCTGGGAACACTGTCTGCGGAGGATACAAAACCTGAAACTATGCAGCCGGTAGATTCTTTGGTTCTGAGAACTTTTTCGGAAAACTTTAATAAAAAGTATTCTCATCTTTTGCCGGAACAGCGCCAGTTGCTAGGAAAATATATTTTAGCCATCGGAGATAACATTGTAGACTTTCAACTCGCCCTCAAGGAAGAGCTTCAGAGACTCTACAAGACAGTCAAAAGCTCTCTGGATTTGCCCGAGGTTGCGACCGATGAGACTATGGTAGAAAATACCAACAAACTTCTTGCCCAAATGTCCGAAATTAACGTGGCAGAAATCACTGAATCACAACTGAAAAAGGTTTTAAAAATGCAAAACCTTGTGCGGGAATACTCGAAAGATGACAATTAAGGTTAAAATAGGAGCACCACCAGAAGAATCTCTTCCGGTCCAGGCCACCATCGGACTACAAATGAGCGAGACTCTTGATGGAAACGTTCTCATTAAAGACCATCACAAGATTAATATAATTGTGGTTCCTTCAAATGGTCAAATTATTACAATGCCCAAGCCTCATATAGGGGAGAACACCTATTATGAGCAACGCCATTTGATGGACGCATTGGAAAACGGAGGAGTCGTATCTCCTCAGACTATTCAAGGGGGTTTGATTTTTGGAACCCTTGAAGGCACCTACAATACGACTGCCGAAGGTGTTGACGCACTTCAAGTTGTTTTATATCAGGTAGAGAAGTATCTGAAAGAAACTGCTACGGATAATTTCAAGGCAGAAGAATATGACGAAAATATCGAGGACCGCTTTACGGACCCAACCCCGGAAGATAGTACTGCTTTGGGGCAGATTCCTCCGGAGAAAGACCAGGCATATACAATAGACCCGACCTATGCGTTTAATGGTGCCGGGTATTTCTATTGATGAGTTTAGTATATTTTGTTTTAGTAAGTTATGGGCTTACTCAGGGTTTGGTTTTTTCCAAGCTACTAGAAAAAGTTAGACCTTCCTTATATGTTTTTCATTGTCCTATGTGTATGGGTTTTTGGGTGGGAGCATTCTTAGTGCTCCTAAACCCATTTACAGAACTATTTACCTTTGATGTTTCTTACATAAATTGCTTCCTTTTGGGCTGTTTATCGTCAGGGACATCTTATGCGTTGTGTATGCTCATATCGGATGGAGGCTTTCAACATGAATACCGAACTAAAAGGCATGTGGACACAGAAGTGGAGACTAAGACCAGTCGCCAGGTGTTGCAGGGGTAGTAGTATCGTGCGGGTAGCGCCCGCACTCTAAGGAGATAACAATGAACAAGAAATACGTCTTACAGGAGTTTATGAATCTAGACTATAGCGATGACCTTCTTACCGAAGAGGAAAGGGAAGGTAATCGCTCGGGCACGCATCTTATTGTGGCTGGTAAGATTCAATGTGCTGAAGCTAAAAATGGTAACGGTCGGGTTTACCCTAAAGCAATCCTTGAGCGAGAAATGAAAACCTATGAAAAGTTGGTCAAGGAGGGGCGAGCCATCGGCGAGCTTGACCACCCAGATAGTTCCGTGGTTGAGCTTAAGAATGCTAGCCATGTAATTACAGAAGTGTGGTGGAAAGGAAACGACGTGATGGGTAAGATGAAGATTCTTAGCACCCCCGCAGGGCAAATCGCTCGCCAACTAGTTGAAGGAGGCGTTCAACTCGGCATCTCTAGCCGGGGTTTAGGGTCCACCCGACAAGAAGGGGGCGTCACTATGGTAGAAGACGACTTTCAGCTTTTGTGTTTTGATTTAGTTTCTGAGCCCAGTACCACTGGAGCTTTTTTGGTGGCAGAAAGTCAAGTGAAAACTCACCTGACAAAAGCTGACCGCATTAATCGGGCCTTGAATGATGCTCTGGGAGAAGACTGATGTCGGGAGCAGGGTTTGGAATTCCAGACGGTTCGGGCGGATTTGTAAGTAAGCTAGAAAGCGACGGCGACGCAAAGATTGGCGATTCCTCGGGAGACTTGATTCAAATTACGGGAAGTGTTGCTCAGTTGGGCACCACCTTTCAGATTACCGGCGACGACGCTAGAGTCAAAATAAATGGCGACTCGAACAGTCATCCCGGTCTTGAATTTTACGAGAACGGCACAAGAAAGTGGATTATCTTTAACAACTACGGTGACGACAGCCTTGATTTTAAAACCGATTCCAACACACGAATGGTGATAAACCAAGACGGAACCGTGGGAATTGGAACTGTATCTCCCAGTACTACACTAGATGTTGACGGCACCGTAAATGCGACCACCTATCAAATAGGGGGCACAGCTATTAGTAGTACCGCTGCCGAACTAAACTTATTGGACGCCTCTGTGACTTCCGAAGCAAGTGACGGAGCATGGGCAGTTGTTGAGAGAA